CACAGTCCTAGTGTCTCCTGTATAGGAGTTGTTATTGTTGTTGGTTGTATTGGTTGTGGTTGTATTTTGAGAAGATCCTGACTGGTAATTTTGTGTTGTTTCACTGTGATATCCTCCCGTGATGGCGGTATTGGTTGCTGATGTTCCTGTTGTGGATTGTGTGTTAGTTGTTGAGCCTGCACCAGTGACATCCGCTATTGCAGAATCCATCATAGCACTCAGTCCCCAAAGAAAAATTGTTGTAATCACAACAGCTATTGAAATATTTTTTAACACTTCCATCTTTTCCTTGCTTGTCTCAATCTTGAATTAGGGTTTTTTGCCGCTTTTGGAAACTTCTTCATTTGCCCCGCACTACGTGCACAAAATGATTTACGTCTCTTAGCCGCTTTACTACCAGGTTTTACTTTACCTGTCACTGCTGTTTTTAATTTGCTTCCAGGATTGGCTCTTCGATAAGCTGCAACACCAGCGCGTGTCATACCTGCTCCAGACTTTGTAGGCCTAAAGTTCTTTTTATTTCTTGCTGGCATCTTATCTTGTTTTCTTGCCATGTCTTTTCCTTATTGCTTCTTTACCTTTTTTAAAAATACTTGCGACTTGTGTCTTGCCCATGACTTTAGCACGTTGTTCACCGACTGTCAGTATTTGAATTTTCCGTGCGTATGGTTTGCTAACCCTTTTAACTTTTGCAACGGTAGCTCTTGCATCTGCAGGTGTTG